TGAGTAATGCTGAAATAGCTAGAGAACTGACTAAGCAGGGAGCCTTAGCAGCAGGAGACGCAGCAGCCCGTAATACTAGGACATCTACTGTCAGCGCATTGCAGGGTGATAGTAGAGATGAAGAACCCCCAGAAGTACGGTCACTTGATGAACAGATGATGAATCTACAATAAAGAAAACCCCCTGTAGTGTGCGCTACAAGGGGTTTCCAACCAACTAGCAAGGTGACCACTCAACTTCCCCTTACCCTTAAATATATACTTTATTGTGCCCCTAGCGTCAACCGCTAGAGGGCTTTTTTTATGCTTTATTCACACTTTCTTAGGCCCGTATTAGGGTCATAGTAACAGGCTCCACCTTCCTCTATGAAGTCAGTAGTATCCTCTACAATTTCCTCTTCAGCAACGTCCTCAGATGCAGATGCGTTCAGAATACCGTACCGTTTACCACTGGCTCTAAATGTAGTACAGCCTGAGCTACCGCCATCGTATGCTTCCATGTAAACTCTCTTGAAATCTTCCCAAGAAACATCGTCACCTACGTTGCACGTTTTACTACAAGCAGAGTCAACATAGCGTGAGGCTACGTTTAGAACTTTTACGTGATCAAACACTGACAGTTCATCCGCAGTCTTACCCTTAATGCCAAACTCACGATAGCCGTAGTCATCTACCCGTTCTACTTTAGGTCCATCGAAGGTTTGGATAGTTCTATCGTAGTAATGGGAGAAGACGGGTTCAATGCCGCTGGATACGTTATCGGCTGATAGCGAGATTGTTCCTGTTGGTGCCACAGATAGTAGATGGGAGTTACGAATGCCGTGGACAGCAATAAGATCACGAATATTTTCAGGCAGAGTTTTAGCAAAGTCAGAGTCCATATACATAGGGTTATATAAAGGGAAGGAACCTTTCTCTATGGCTAACTCAACAGAGGTCAAGTAGCAGCCATCTCTGATTACTTCCATGATTGTCTCTAGCTGACGAATGAATCCATCAGAACCATACTCAAAGCCCATAGCTTCGATAGCATTGGCTACCCCAGTCACACCTAGACCCATACGGCGTTTGTTCTTTGCTTCTTCTTCCTGCTGAGGAAGAGGATACGTGGCCCTATCAACAACATTGTCCATTGCACGTACAACATGTGGAATGTCGTTCTTTAACATATTCATATTAAACACATATTTGCCATCGTGCTTAACGATATATTGCGTCAGATTGAATGACCCCAGCAGACAGGCACCATAAGGTGGAAGCGGCTGCTCTCCACATGGATTAGTTGCTGCAATCTTCTCACAGTACCACAGGTTGTTCTTCTTATTAATTCTATCAATAAACAGGATTCCGGGTTCTGCCCAATCCCATGTACTGCGTAGAATATCATCCCAGAGCGCACGGGCAGAGACTGTCTTGTAGACTCGATCTTCAAATACAAGGTCAAAGTCACTGTCTGATTTAACAGCTTCCATAAACTCATCCGTAACCCCTACAGAGATATTGAACTGGGTTAGGTCAGTGCTATTGTTCTTTGCTCGAATAAACTTCTCGATATCGGGGTGATCCACCCGTAGTACGCCCATCTGAGCGCCCCTACGGTGTCCTGCTGATGCGATTGTCTTACAAATGCTATCAAAGATGCCCATGAAGGACATAGGGCCACTGGAGCGGCTCTCTAGGCTTCGTATGAGTGCCCCGTGAGGACGTAGAGTACTAAAGTCGTAGCCTATGCCACCACCTAGTTGCATTGTACGCGCTGCATTCTTAGCAGCATCCATAATACCGCTCATACTGTCTTCAATAGTACCGCTTACAAAACAATTGTATGGCGTCACCTTACGCGGTGCGCCCATAGCAGACTGCACACGCCCTGCGGGAAGGAACCGCTGGTTATATAGAATGGTGCGGAAGTTATCGAAATGACTTTCATTGTCTTTCAAGGATTCAGCTACGCGGGTCATTGCTTCGCGGAATGTCTCCCCCTCACTACGATACTTCATAGCGTGGATTTCTTCAGAGATATTCAGAGTTGGTCCGTATTCGTTTTTTATCATTATTTAGGCTCCACTAGGTCGGATAGGTTAGGATATTTATAGTTCGGGCCTTTAACGACTTTCCCTGCCTCGTTTTTGATAGGTTTGCCGTCTAAGCCTAGCTTAGAGAGGTTGGAGAAATGGACACGCCGTAAGGCTACGTCTAAATCCCATCCATAGGTGGCTGCATAGCCATAGAGTACATACGCAAGGTCTGCTATTTCCTTGAGCATGTTGTCTGGTTTATTGTCTGCACTTGCGTCACAGACTTCACCATATTCTTCTGAGATCAAAGACCAGCGAAGGGTTTCCAAACTGGCATCCTTCTGCCATTTTTGGTCTAAGGGTTGCTCCATGCGTTCAGCAAAATCACGTACCATCTCGTATGGTGTCATGTGATTAGAAACCCAGTCAGGATATACGTCATCCCAGCCCACTTGGTTCAATTCTTTTTTTTCTAAAGGTTCGGCTAGAGATGCTACGGCATCGATATCTTCTTGTGTGATCATTCTTCTAGTTCCTCAATTAAACGATCCAAGTACCAACGGCACTTCTTTAGGTCTTCAAGGCCATTCTTGTACGGCCATCTCCAGAGATATTTGAAAGCATTCTGCCAACAGTATGCAGCGTGAGGAGCAACCTTAGCCCCCTCAGACATAGCTTCCATTGCGTCAATGCATTCGATTGCGGATGAGTTGTAGTGAGGTGGCTTATTGACCATATCTCTACGGTTGGCAGTGCCTCGTATTATGGAGGCCTGTTTCTCCATCCTAGTCATTTCACGGATAGTATCTTGCATCAGTGTAGCTTCTTCTTGAAGTCTACTACGTTACCATTCTTGTCCTTACGTCTTTCACGGACAATCTCCAGAAGCTCTTCATCAGGCTCAAAGTCAATCTCGTATTCAGCGTCATCTTCGTCATCAATGATTTCACGAAGAGTGGCTATCTCACGAAGTAGAGCGCCTTGGAAAGCGAGGGTTTCGATCTCACATTTGATCTTGTAGGTAAGACCGTTAATGGCATCCAAGTAGAACATCACTTGGGCTTCTTCCATCGTAGCACTCAGATTGTGTTCAATTTGAAGGTCAACGATATCGGTGTCCTGATCTATTCTAAGGTCAAGACGGATGCTATTTGCATCAATTTTTGATTTTGGCATGATTACTTTCTAGCGGTTAATTTGAAGAAATGTTCTGCATCAAGGAGCGCCAAAGGCTTCTGGCGATCCCCTTTAATAATGGCTAACGGCTGAACACCTTTAGGGCAGTTCTCCGTAGCCTGTTCCATGATTTTATAAACAGCAAATGCCTTGTTAGACTTACACTCGACTGAGTATGGAAAGCAGCGTCTAGCAGCAGGAGATAGAAGAAGGTCTTCTCCATTGGCTCCCATAGAAGTACTGCGGATATCGCCGTCTTCTAATTTGGGAAAGGTAGAGTATAATTTATCTCTAACCCACTGCTGTAATCGTCTACCCTTAGCCTTAGCACTCTGTGCCTTTATAGCCATGAGGGTAGCTCAATTATGCTATAATCACCCCATCCAGTGTCGTAGTTTTCATCTTCCTTAGCATCAGAGATGATAGCCAAGGTACGATGCATTCGCTCAGTAGCACTGTCCAACAGCCTTTCGCTGACCGTATGTATATGAGAACAGTAGGGAGCAGACTTCTCTACAGTAATGAAACTGAATGAGTTTACGTCAATATCAGCTAACTTACACACGTATAAGTAGAACGCAGCCTGAATATCGTAAGCATACTTGAAGCACTCCCTAGAAAATCCCATAGGACTGGCATCCATAGTAGTTTTTACATCATACACAGTCTTTTCAGACTCTATCAGCAAATCTGGCCTAGTCTTTAGCTGCAACCCTGTGTTTGGACAGGTAGCAAAGATACTTACTTCGTTTACCCGATCAGCATGGCGCAGTAGCTTCTTGCAGTGAGCATTTTGAAGGGTAGTCTTAGACATCTTCTTAGCAACGGCATATTCTACCTCTGTAAGAAGTACTTGATCTTCATTCAGGGATGCTTCCATGTCCACAAAAGCCTTAGAACGCTTGGTCTTTGGGCCTCGTATTACAAGGTCACGATCTTCTTCCAGAAGCAGTGCATGAACGGCTGTTCCCATAGTAAAAGCAGCAGTCTGTGAACGCTTTTCACCTTTCCAATGTGCTAGAGATTTCTTGTACACCGACTTAACGGCAGAGGACGATATACCACTGGTCGAGTGGTATACCGCATTGCTCATTCCTTGGACAACGCCCATTTAAGCAACGTCTGCCTCTAGCTCATTAAGATGATCCATCAATGCCTCATCAGCCTGTGCTTCAGCCATGTCCATATTAGCCTTCTTCCAAGCATCCTCGACACGTTTGTTTTCACCACTCACCAGACCGCCTACAGCTTGAATGCTGTCGTAGATTTCCTGTGACATTTCAAATGGTTCACCAAACTGAGGCTCAAAGTGCATTACATAGTATGTTGCACCCTTAACAGACTTCTGCTTCTCAGCTTTAAGAACACTCTCAAAATCCCAGATCATACGTTCACCCATTCGGTTCAGTACGTCATGATAAAATGGCCCATAGTTCTTACGCTTTAATGAAAGAACACATGGTTGATTTTCTATGGTGCGTTCCTCACCATTAGCAGTCTTACCAGTATACGATACAATACCTCGCACGATACGGTATCGGTCAATGCCCAAATACTTCTCACGCTCTTTCTCAGTAAAGTTTTTAGACTGCTCGTATGTTGGCATATTGCAGTTATACCCGCCCAACATATCACGGCCTTCATCCTTTGCGTATTGTAGCAAGATAGATTTATTAATAAGACCTTGCTCACCCCAGTGTTGATACTGGATGTGATTACTCAGTGCCCGTAATCTAACGCCTTCTTTAGCGTAGACACGATCACCAACAGGAGTATTCAAAAAGAATGATCCCAAGGGGATTTGCACCCCATTAGCGTCTTCACCCTGTGAATTTATCTTCAGAGTCGGGATGCTTGGTCCTTTGCTACCTGTTTGTGCAGCGCCTAATGTAGAAGCGATATCTGCAAGGCTCAGGTCGCCTTCTTTAACAACTAAGTCAGTCATCTATGTTTCCTTAAAAGTGAGCTTTCATTGTACCTCAACTAGGTGGCAGTAGTCAACTCTAATTCGTGTTGATCGAGCCAATTAGTTCCAGCACTTATTTCGATATCGAAGGGCACAACTGACTTGTAGTTGAACCGTTCTAACATCTCTTCATCTATACCCGTCATGGCTATATGTAGTAGTTCTTTTACCTTTTCTAACTCATCCTTGTGGCAATCAACCACAATACTGTCGTGGACTGTTAAGATTAATTTACTCCTAAGTTTGTTCTCTCTGAACAGCTTAAGAGCGCGGATACAGGCCAATGGTACACAGTCTCCTGTGG